GGACAAGGCCCATGCCGTATCCAGCTTACTTTGTCTGGAAGCCTCTTCGGAAATCCTTTCGATTGTTGCGTTGTCCATCTGTTTGATCCTTTTTTTAAAAACGTGAATAAAATTTTGATATATCAATGTATAGAACTTTCTTCTACTTGTAAAGTGGTTAGCAAAAGAAAATCCCCGATGGAATTATCCACCGGGGACGATCAGCTCCTTTCTGATCTTATTTATTTTGTGGGTTTGATTAGAATGGTTGGAATCTCTTTATCGTCACCCCTTACTATTGTACAGGTTTCTTTGTTCGTTACCTCGGTTATATGATCCTTCATCCAATTCGGCAGAGGTCGTTGCCTGGAATCGGGATACTTTGGATTATGGTTGTTGACATCGGGTTCGCAGAATCCGACATTGATGTAACAACCCTCTGGCATAACCCAGAGATGATATTGATTGGCGGTATCGACAACCCTTTCAACTGATGGGTATATCTCCATTGCCTCTCGATTCGGTCCAATCAATTCATTCTTGATTCGCCATAGTTCTCGCCAATCGTGAACGGTTTCCTTCTTCCGTCGTTTGATTGATAGCCATATTATTCCGTTGCGAAACTGTTTGACGTTGACAACGTATCTGCTATTGAAAACTGTTGCGTCAAACCCGCCGGATGTGTGCTCCGACTCCTCCCATTCTGTCCATTCTATGGACTTCTTTTTTGCCATCTGTTGATCCTTTTTTTAAAACGTGAATTAAAATCTTATGTAATCAATGTATAGAACTTTCTTCTACTTGTAAAGTGGTCAGAAAAATAAAAAACTCCTGGGGCGAGGATCAAACCCCCCAGGAGAAACCATTCCAAAGCCTTGCCAGCTAAGAGTAGTGGAGTATGCAGTGGCTAGTTTTTTATTAGTTTGAACAAAAGGTTAAGGTGAAAGAATATCCTGCCTCGGCGTAGCCCCATTCCCCGCAAACGTAGTCAGTGTATGCCCATTCATACGGACCGCCTTCCCACATTATTCCCCAGTCACCTTCTCTACAGTATTCAAACCAGGTGTCCTCTGGGCGGATCAGTATTACCTCATCGGGATCTTGTCCGAAGTCTGAGGCCAGTTGTCTGATAGCCTTGTGAAGAGCCTTACAGGCGTTGCCTGGTTTTTTATAATCTGCGAGGCACAGGTCAAGCTCCCATTTCTCGTCGTGAGCGGCCAGCATTACGTTGTTCTTTTCCATCTGATTTGATCCTTTTTTTAAAACGTGAATTAAAAATCTTATATAATCAATGTATATAACTTTCTTCTACTTGTAAAGTGGTAAGCAAAATCTTTTTTATACTAGAAGGAACTGACTGGTGGTGTTAGTTTTGATTCAGAGTCATTCGGGGTCGTGTCGGACCAATCCAACCGAATACTCTCAAGTCTACAGGATGACGCTCGGCGAGTCTTGGTAGATAGGTAACTTTTATTCATTTCCCAAAGACAGGAAACTAATTATGGATATGCGTCAGAGAGCCAGGGATTTGAAATCTTCTTGCGAAGGTTTTATATCCAAGGCGGAAACCGAGGGGCGTACCATGACGGAGGAAGAACAGCAGAAATATGATGCTGACTTTTCCGAATTGGAAGGCGTACTCTCCCAGATTAAAAGGGCTGACTCTTTGAGAGAATTGGCTGGCGATATAGCAGAGCCAGCAACAGAGCCAGTCGGGCCTGAGGCATCATTCTCACCAGAACATAGAGAAGAAAATGTTGAGGTGCGGATGGGCAAAGATAGGCAGAATGAACGTGGGTTCGATAATATCGGCGAACAGCTTCAAGCGATAGCGTTCGCAAGCAACCCAGAAACTAGGCACGAAAATGTTGACAAGAGACTACACTTCCTCCAAGAGAGAGGTGGTAATCCTGAAAACGAAAAACGTGCGAGCGGTGCAAGTGAGGCAGTTGCTAGTGATGGTGGATTTTTAGTCCAGAAGGATTTCAACGACACCATCCTGGAGAAAGTCTACCAGACTGGTCAGGTGGCCTCCAGAGTTACTCGCCAAGCAATCGGGCCAACCGCTAATGGGCTCACTTATAATATGGTGGATGAAACTTCCAGAGCCAATGGTTCCCGATTCGGTGGACTGAGGGCTTACTGGACGGCAGAGGCAGCGGCACTAACCGCTAGTAACCCAACCTTTGCACAGCAGACCTTGACGTTGAACAAACTGACTTGTCTGTTCTACGCCACCGAGGAGCTCCTTATGGACCAAGTTTCTCTGGAAGGTCTAGTATCGAGAGCGGTACCCCAGGAGATTATGTTCAAAGTTGAGGACGCAATCATCGAAGGTACTGGAGCGGGACAGCCTCTTGGAATTTTAAACGCCAATGCTACAGTCTCACAGGCCAAAAAATCAGGACAGACCGCTACCACAATCGTGACTGATAACGTGGAAAAAATGTGGTCAAGGATGTGGGCACCAAGCAGGGGCAACATGGTATGGCTCGTGAATCAAGATTGTGAGCCAGAATTGTCAAACATGGCCGATGCCAATGGAAACGCATTATACCTACCACCACTTGGTTTGAGCGACACTCCATTCAGCCGTTTGTTTAACAGACCAGTAATTGCTACTGAGTACAACAGTACGTTGGGAACCGTTGGCGATATTATGGCGGTAGACCTTTCTCAGTATATGCTTATCGACAAGGGAGCGGTCAGAGGGGATTCCTCGATGCACGTCCGCTTCTTATATGATGAGCGTGCGTTCAGATGGATGTATCGCACGGATGGACAACCTATGTGGAATAGTGCGTTGACACCCTTCAAGGGTTCAAACACTCAGTCACCCTTTGTAACTCTAGCCACAAGGAGCTAAAATGTCGGCAGCCAATGGATTTAGTATCGGCGAAGGCCAGGGGAAATTTATCCTCGGCGTAGCACCTGTGGACATTGACGCTGGAGCCCAAACGTCAGACGCTTGGGATATGAGTGGCTATAGCCATGCCAGCATCATCATTGCATTAGGAGTAACTGGTGCGGCCAGCACTGTTACTGTCAAGGAAAATCAAGATGCCTCGGGCACTGGAGCCACGGCTATTGGTTTCTCCTACTATGCAGAGGAAACCGCAGGTGGGGACACCACTGGAGCTAGAACTACAGTATCAGCATCTGGCTTTGCTACATCAACCAATGATGGCGTGTATTATATCATTGAGATAGATGCCGCAGATCTGTCAGACGGATATAACTGGATAACCGTTCACATGAGCGATCCAGGTGCCGCCACCTTTGCGTCGGTTGGTGCAGTTCTTAGTGGAGCACGTTATGCAGAAGTAGAAGCCTTAACAGCCGAGAGTTAATCAGCTGGGTTTCAGATGGGTGGGGAGCCCTCCAACTCCCTGCCCATCATTTGTTAAATTTTTTCTGGAGTAATTATGTCAATAATGATTCGCAGATTAGACGGCCCTACAAAAGGCCAAGTATATTTGGAAAGGGACGATATAGCTCAGAACCTTATCGACGTTGGCAGTGCCGTGAGGGCTTCACACAGCGATCTACAGAGAGCAGTCGGAGCACCAGTAGAGACTCCGGAGGGCTCATCGGCACTATCGACTATGAAGGTAAAGGAACTGCGAGCAGAGGCCGAACGCCGGGGAATAAAAGTGGAAGGCACTGGAGTACAGGGAAGGCCTAGGAAATCCGATTTACTTAAAGCCTTGAAGTAAATGCATAAGCAAACTCCCTGGAATCGAATTGTCACCACGACAGCTCCCGTAACTCGACCAGTATCATTGGATCGGGTAAAGAGGAGCCTTGGTCTGGACAATATTAGAGACTTTGACACGACACTGGCCGAGCTAATTGCCTCGGCGACAAATGCAGTTCAGAGCGACCTCGGTAGATGCTTAATTGAAACCACCTACACAATGTATCTAGACAATTGGCCTGGGCGAGAGATTCAGCTCCCCTATCCACCACTAATGTCGGTGACTCACGTTAAATACTATGGCGATGCTACTGAGACACTGGACACCTTATCGACCGATGACTACACAGTCAGCACTGCTGGAGACCCAGGGGTAATCTGGCTGAATGAAGATAAGGATTGGCCAGACTTGATGGACCGACCACAGCCCATTGAAGTAAAATTCAAAGCTGGCTATGGCGCCGATCAAGATGATGTTCCAGCGGCAATACAGGCAGCGGTAGTAATGACCGCTAGTTACTTCTTTGATCAGCCTCTTCCCGTTGTCACAGGAACGATTGCGACGGAGCTACCTTTGGGAGTTAGTAGACTGATTGACTCCGAAAGATTTCAAAGGTACTAGAGAATGGCAAAGGCACCGGCCAGACGGAGAACCAAATTGATGTTTCAATACGATAGTCGGACAAAGGACACAGACGGATTTGAGACAGCGAACTGGACGGACAAGGGCGAGAGGATGTGCAGCGTTGAACCGCTACAAGGTCGTGAGTACTGGTCAGCTCACGCTGTACTGGGAAGTCAGCCACTAAAAATCACGGCACACTATGATGATATTATAGCAGACGTGGAACCAGACCGATGGAGAATGAAGAACGATACCACGATTTATTCCATTCGGAGTATGGTTAACGTAGGCATGCAAAATAGAAA